TTAGCCCACCATTGAAAAACTTCATCATCTAATGCAGCTTTTTCATCAATGCTTTCTGGTATTTTATAATCATTTGCTGTTTCTGGACGATCTTTATAAGCTTCTTCATTTAACTCATCAATAAACTTTTGACGCATATCATCTTCTCTAGTGCCAAGTTTTGACTCTAGTTCTTTATATGCTTTAGCTAAATCTTCCCCAGTTTTGTATTTTTCAGGAAGCCATTCAGGTCTATCAACTTTTGTTTCTAAATCTTCAGCAACAACAAAATCACGCTCTTCTTTTGGCGGTAGCTCTGATGTTGCCTCTGGTTGTTCTGTTACTTCTTCATTCATTTCAATCTATGTCCTCTTTGAATATGTCTTTCAATTAGTCCAATAATATGACGTTGCCCCTCAAGATGACGTAAAGCAGAATCAGTAATCTCAGGACCACCTACCATTTCGATAGTAACGCTTCTTAAATATTTAAGAACTTCTTTTCCTGTTGGTTCATTAAACACATGAAGAATATTTAAACTGATTTTATCTTCTTCCGCTTTATTTCTTGGAATTCCGTCTAAACCAATGTGGTTAGATTTAGCCAAGCGGTTGCTCCGTTTGTTGTTGCATTTCTTGCGATTGTTGCATTTGTTGCATTATCGCAACTATCTCTCTACGCTGATTTTCATCTCGAATCAAGTTATCTGGTATTCCAAACTTTTTAGCAAGATGAATAGCTGTACCTTCACTATCAATTAAAAGGTTAGTCATATCACCACCAAAGTAAGTATTAACCATTTCAAGAAAGTTAGAAACAGCAGTAATATCTTGATTAGATTGAGCCTGAGCAAGTGGAGAAACAGAACGTATCTTTACTTCACGACCATTGACTGTTGGCAACTCAATACGACCTTGTTTCTTTAAAATATAAATAACACGCTGCAATACTGGCTGAACAAGTTCTGCTTGTAGTCTACCAAACGCTGAACCTATCCTTCGTGATAAATCTGCCATACGTTCAGCTACTTCTGTAGCAGATGCAGGAGTTCTGTCTGGATTTCCTAGCATATCATTGTATAATGCGCGCTTTATGTTTAGACGCATATCGCTTAAAACTAAATCTGCAACATCAAATCTTCCTGCTGCTTGAATAGGCTGAAGTCCGCCAGACTGCGGAGACTTAGGTATTATAGTGCCGGGGACTAAATTAATTGTATCTGGATTAATAATCCCATCATCATCCATTTGATAAATACCAGAAATTGCCATTTGAGCATTTTCTAAAATAAGTTGAATAGTTAAATTTGTAGTCTTAATAGCGGATAGTGCGTTAATTAATGGACCCCTTCCATAAACCTCACCTGCACATTTTGACCATCTAAAACAAACATATGGATTAGCACCAACACCAGAAAAAGTTTCATTAACTATATATGTTTTAGTATCTATATCTATTACATAATATAAAAAAGCTTCTTCATTTTTCTTTGTGTAATCTTTACAAACAACTTCTAATAGTGTGCATTTTCCTTCTGGATCACGACTCGATCTATTGGCAACACGTTCATCAAAGACCGCATCAGGAAACATATAATTTAAATCAGAATTTCTAATTCCTTTACGTTCACGAAATACATGATCTATCTTGTCATCAGGTCCAGTATCCAAAACTACATGAGGCAAAGGTATTGCTGAAAAAATTATTGGATTAACAGCATCACCTTCTTCAATACATAAAACACCAGTGCCTACAGCTAAGTCCATAAATGATTCATGAACCTCTTGACCAAAATTAGAGTTCTGAAGAACCTCAAATACATATTCAGTGACTTCATCTAAATCATTATCTATTTGATCTTTTTCGTCAGTTTTTATTTCAGAACCTGCTGCTAAGTCTGCCCATCTAGCAAAGTTTGGAACAAGTCCAGATTGCAAACGAGAAGCAAATTCTTGAACGCCAACAACTGCCGTTTCATCAAATATCTTATCATCCCTACGTTGACCTGCCGTTTCATAGTGAAAAGATTCACGTTGAGGCAGTGCATACTCATAACACTCTTCAAACAGATCTACAAAGTTTTGCCTATGTGCTTTTGCTTTTTCATATCGTTTAAGAAATTTTTCTGGATTATCCATTATGAGAACCTACTATAAAAACCAATACCACCACGAGAACCAGTAATTAGTGATCCTCGCCCTCTGCCTCCACGCATACCAGTAGCTGCTGTAATTGGTGCGCTAGGCTCTCCTATGTCAAGATCAACTTCCAAATCACCTCTAACAATACGACCTGCGCCAACTTGCGATGCTGCCTCTAGCCTTCTTCTCATAAGTGATCTTTTTTGAATTGCACGATCAACACGCGCTCGACGTAGTTCCTCTCGAGCAATTCTTTCTTGAAACACAACTGCTTCATCTGGACTTTGCTCTGCTATTGTTTCGAAATCAACAGACGTAACACCAACAGGTGCTGCAGGATTTAAAGTAATTATATCTGGATTTAAACGAGTAGCCTCTCCGCCACTTAAAGCATCAACACCAGTAAAATCAGTTGCCTCACTAGCAGTTACAAAAGTTTTTTCAGCCGCGGCTAATGCAGCCAACGCTGCTTCTCGTTCTGATTTAGCTTGTGCTAATGCTGCCGCTTGAGCTTCTGCTGCCGCCGCTTGCGCGCCTTGAATACCTTCCAATTCAATTTGCAAGGCTGCAATTGCAGCATTTAATTCATTAAGAGTTTGAAGCTGTGCATTAGTAAATATCTCTGTGCCTTCTTGACCACCTGCCGTTGAAACACTTACGATTATATCGCCATCTTCATTTTTTGTAACATTAGTTTGGTCAACACCAAGACCATCTTCACCTTTATTGTCATCAAGTAAATCACCATGATTAGCGTCCAAGTAAGCAAGAAGGGTTTGTTTTTCAACTGCGTTACTATCATGTTTAAAAATTTGTGTTTCAGTACCATCTGGCAAAATAGCTTGAGCACCAGATTTACTAAATAAACCGCTACCTGCATCCTGCAAAATAACACCTGCTTCTCTATATTCTAGAAGCCTATCAGCACCTTGAGCTTTGATAGCTGCATCAGGCATTACTGTTGGAGCATTTTTAAAACACATATACTTATCCTCTTTGCTTATTCAAAAGCATAGAATTTATAAAAACTCAACGCACAAGTGACCAAACATTAGATTTTCTTTGGTTTGGACTTTTCTTAAACACATCAAAGTTACGTTTTGCATTAACAACTTGAGCAGGTTTTTGATTAGTCATAAGGGCTCTACCCTCTCCTGCGCCTAACATCAAGTATTGCAAGGCATCATGTATATGAGAAAACATATTTTTATCTGGCTTATCAGCATATCTTTCGCCGCTTACTTCCATTCTTTTATAAGAATATCCTCCTTCAAAACCTTTTATAAGTTGAGAACATCGTCTATCTATTAAAAACGCAGGTTTGCCTTCAGACATTTTATTAAGTTGCTGCGCCACTGATTCCAAGCGAAGATCAACAGAATTACTTGGGGCGGGAAATGCGCGTAAACCAGCACCTCTAAGTATGTGAAAAGGGGTAGATTCGTCCGTTTGCGCCCTAAAATCACCTGCTGGATCACCATATATATAGACATCGGAAGCTTGAGAAAATCTAGTAGCAATTTCATTTCTTAATACCTCTGCAAATCTAACAATCCCCATATCAAACGCAACAACCTCTGATTGTATTAACCATCTGTTTCTTACTTTTTGTCCTATAACAGCCGCAGGAGTAAGGCCAAAGTCTATACCAATATACAAGGGAAGTCCTGCTGCAACTGGTATTTCTTCTTTTGCTATATGGGTATCTGAAACAAACATAGGATATACTGGCTTTCCATCTAAAATTGTACCTAGTTTATTCATAACATAAACATCAATCCAACTTTTAGTTTTACCTTGAATAAGATTAGAATAGTAACTCTTTAACATATTCTTTAAGTTTTCTGCATCCTTATTTGGTACATAGTCCTCAACCTCACCTTCTTCATTTCTAACTTCTTTCATTCCGGAGGGTTGTGTAAAGAACTCCCAGTTATCAGGTTTTACTAACATCTTAGCTTGTTCTCTTGGAATATGATCTGGCACAGGAACTTCACCTGACATAATAGGCCACCAGTGATCTTCTTCTGGTGCGTTAGTATCTGCAATAACGCCTGTCCAACTAGGTCCACCTTCACGCATAGAAGGAAATCGTCCAACCCTCATTGTACAAGCATCTATAATACTTTTGGGTATCTCCCTTGCTTCATTAATCCAGACTCCTGTTAACTCGAGGGACAATAATTTTTTAACATCTTCTGGACGATCCAAAGCAAGGAAGATAACTTCAAGGTCTATATCTCCTTTTTTTATATGATGAGTATAAGGAACAGACCAAATAAATTTACCCCACTCAGACTCAGGAAACCAATCAAGCCAAGTTTTTATGGTAGTTGTTCTAAGTTGTGGGTTTGTATTTCTAATGATAGCCCACCTACTTCTGCGGATACCATCTTTGTTTTTTGCTTGGGAAAGAGCTCTTCTAAAAACTTCCACGCAACACCCAACAGATTTTCCAGAACCAACAGGGCCGCGAATGCCACGAAAGAAAGTGTCATCTTTCATAAAAGATTTTAAAACTTTCCCATCGGGTTTATATTTAAAGTCTATCAACCTTATAATCCACAGCAAACTTTATCATGCGTTCAATTACATCAGGAGCAATAACATCTATAACTTTATCTGCTTCCATATCTGTTTGAAAGTCTTTAGGATGATGCTGAAGATGTACTTTCTTTACAATCCTGCGGAGTAATTGCCTGTCATGCTTAGAAATAGAATGAGAAAAACTCATTAATCTTCTACTCTTTTCAATGGCGCTTTCTTTTTTCGTTTAGGTTTGGGTTTAGAATACGCTTCATTTATATTAGGTGTAGAAGGGTCATCGCCTTGTAACTGCCCGTTGGAGCCTCGTGCTCGTTCTGGTTCTGGCCCTTCTACTAAGCGACGCGACTGGGAGGTACGAGTCTTGCCGCTATACGTTGTACCTGCAAGCACATGTGTCTCGCCAGTGTAAAGTTCCCCACTTGTTAAATACCATGCCATAGTTATGTCCTATACTTTCTTACTTTCCGAGCAATTGCTTTCGGTTGAGCCACAAACTGCTTACCCTTAGCCTTACCCTTTCGTTTAGCTCTGGTTGTAGCTGCATATTCATCATCACTAAGAGCAGCAATAGCCGCGCTAGGAAGGTAGCGTTCACCAGTTTCGCTAGATTTCTTACCAGACTTGGTTCTCCACTTTTGCTTGCCCCAGTTTAATAACGACCTCTGCGACTTCTTCATTTGTAACCACCGCCACGCTTTTTATATTCTTTCGCTAATAACTGTGCTTTCCTAGCCGACCATTGTCCTGCCGCAGTGCCATGAGTAGCCTTTGCCTTTATCTTATTAAATAAGTTCTTACGCATCTTCGGCTTGGTATAATTACCTGCCTCATTTACCGCCATTCTTCATAGCTTTCTTTTTTAAAATCTTACGCTTTAATGCAGTAGGAAGTGTTTCCTGCTTCTTGCTTAATAAACTTTTCTTCGGCCTACCAACCTTAGATCCGTATGTTCCTTTACCCATAGGCATTATTTCTTCTCCTTCTTGGCTTTGTTTCGTTTACTAATTGCTCTTGCCTTTGCCCTAGCATCAGCCTTGCTACTTGCGCCCCACGCTTTTAAGCTAAGAAGAAGACGAGTAGGTCTACCCTTACTATCCCTCTCAGGGCCACGCATTCCCGACATCCTTGCTAAAAAACTAGCCCTTCTAGGGTTGTCACCACTCTTTACAGGACGCTTTAATGTGCCACCCTTGTAACTAGCCCTACCCTTATCATTCAAACCGCCCTTCGGGTTCTTACCCTCCTTGCGTGTCCATGCAGGTGTCTTTGCCATGCTAAATCTCCTATGCGTACCTTTGTAGGAAAAAATATTTTAGAAAGCAACGCACAAACCTTAAGAAGAAAAAATACGGGTGATGGACTACTAGCAAGTATAACTGTTGCATTTTTTAAACCCCTACCCTGTTAGCTAAGGTCTATACTAACTTTGATATCGCCGGCTATTTGCACTTGCGATCTATCTATAGGCTTAAATCCTGCACGATCTAACAGATCCTTACTTGCTTCAAGCTGCACATACTCTGACTTAGCACCAGATGATAACTGCACAACTCGGCCTAGTGCTTTAGCTGCATTCATTCCAAACGCATCACTCATCGCTTCCATCAAGTACTGTCGTACATGTGCAGTTTTCATCGCCTTGTATGCAGAAACCCTGCCGCTATTGCCTTGAGCGTAGCCTGCCTCATGTGCAGCTTGTGTGAGGTTGCCGCCATTTGCTACAAACGCTTCAACCAATCTACGTTGTCTATCTGTTAGATCACGCTTAACCAGTGCCATTTTATCTCCTGCATCAAACCCCCTCTCCCTCTCTCCCCCTTTCATAGCACAACAGCGTAAAGGCTTGTCAACGCACAAATGGCACATTCGCAGTAACTTTCGTACTATAAGCATACTACAAGGGTTCTAAAGCCGTTAGTTTTCTTTCTTCCTCGTTACAGAACTGTCTTAGATCCTAGTTCATTCCCCGTGTTATAAGCTGCGGTCATCCTCGCCGAAGACTTTGACAACAGGGAAAAGTCATTCGCAACAACTTCCCTCTTGCACTGGCTAGGGGTCTTCTGCGGTGGTTGTGTCTAGTTGCGGTGAGGTCAACTGGCGTGGGAAGAAGTTGCGAATAACAACCTGTCAGTGGACAGGTTTTCCATGTTGTCTTGGTCAAGTCTTGTCGAGGATGGTCCTCGCAAATATAACAAGGAGAATAAACATGACTAAGAAAGTACTTACACTCGTTGAAAGAAAACTAGCCGTTTTAGATTATTTTCAAGGAACACAAGACGTAGTTCCAAATGAACAGTTCATAGCAGGAATTGCACGCGATGAATGCTATACATCTAACAACTCACTATCTTACAAGAAAAAGATGTTGGCTGATAAACTAGCAGACTACGAAGTAGCTGTAGAAAACAATCAGATGATAAAGGCTGACGCAATACAGAAGTTGATAGACAACATCGAAGTTGAGCTCGACTTGCTTACACAACGACATGAAGCTGATCTCAGTGTCTACGAACAAGTAACAGGCAAAGCTTGGGAACCTGCCCCAAGACGAGCGAAACCTGCAATGTCTACAGAAAGACTAGCAGCTCTCAAAGCAAAGGTGGCGTAAGCCACCCCCACAAGGGGCAGCAATCGTTGCCCCTTTTGCTATGCAAGTTGTTCAACAGCCCACAAGGTTGGGTAACAAATCGCGTTTTTCTACAAAGGAATTACACAAGATGAAAAATGATTTTTATTTATTAATTGAGTTAGCAAAAGCTATTATCATTTTCTTTTTATTTTTTATAATAATATCAACATTAACATAAGGAGTTATACAATGTTGGATTTTACTAACCCTACTTGGGATTTCCCAGTAGAGCTACAAGAAACTTATGATCGTACTGGTCGTAAAATCGAAGGTAATCGTGTGGTTGTGCGTACTGATACCGGTGAACATATGAGTCGTGGTGTTGGTGACAGATACAAAATCATCACGCACAGTGATGTAGTCAACAGCATCATGGATTCTATTGATGATGTAGCTAACACTCTTGGCACTGCATACGAAGAAAAGATACACATCATTGATGGTGGTCGTAAGCTACGAGGTGAGATTAACTTTCCTGATTGGAAGATCGAACCAGTAGTAGATGACATATGTACATTTCGTATTCAGTTTTACAATTCATACGATACTAGTTGGGCATTCCAACAATCGGCTGAAGCATTCAGACTGTGGTGTTTGAATGGTTGTACTACACCTAATACTGTAGCTAAGACTTGGGCAAAACATACGACTAACGTATCTGTTGTAGCATCATCATCTAAAATCTTAGCAGGTTTTGAAGCTTTCAAAGAGTCAGACACTTTGTTTAAATCATATGTTAATTATAGAATAAGTAATGAAACAGCAGAAATGTTTATCAATGATATGCTTTGTAAGGTAAAACAACGTGGTAAATTAGGACAGCCGCATTTCAATATGAGTAGACGCGAAGAACTTTTGCGTATGTGGGATGAAAACCGAGCTAACATTGGTAACAATCAATGGGCATTGTACAATACATTGACTGAATGGGCTACACATACAGATCATTTGGGTAGTCCAGAGAATGCTCGTCGGTTACGTGAGAATGAGATTGCCAAAGCAATGAACTCAGACAGGTGGTATGCACTATGATTACAGTTCAAATTCAAAACATTGAGTCACTATTAGGGTGGCTCAAAACATGCCCACATGATTACGCAATATCATCAATGCAAGGTGGATTTGTGCATGTAAAATTTTTTATTTCTATGGAGGAATTAACAAATGTCTCAAAGCAAAATGCAATTCAAACCGCATCAACTGAGGTTCATAGCTGAAAAGATATGTCCTCATGTTCACTGGCCTACAGGCATTCAAGAAATCGGCACACTTCTAATGCAGGAATGTGACAATATTAACATAGTTCAGTTTATGAATGAAGCTAATGAGGCTTGGGAAAAAAACTATCAATCAAAACAAGAGGAGATAGAAGATTGGGTCGCTTAAAACAAATGCTAATCGACATGGAGTATGTAAAATGTACTGAGTGTAATGGCGATGGTGATTTAGTCAAAGTAACTTGGCATCCGCAAGGCTTTGATCGTGACATTGGATATGAAAGCGAAACTATAGTTATGTGCGAAGAATGTAATGGTGAAGGAAGAATACCATGCGAGACATAGATACAATTCTTAATCAAGCATTCAAAGCATCCTTCTGGAAATACTTAGAGGAAAAATACAATGGAGTCACAGAACAAACAAATCAAAGCACATCTTGAAATAGGTAAAACATTGACTGCAATACAGGCATTGGAAATGTTTGGCTGTTTTCGATTAGCTGCAAGGATAAAAGATCTAAAAGATAGTGGCATGGCTATTGAAAAGGCTATGGTGCGTAACGATAACAACGGAAAACACTACGCTTTGTATTGGAAAC